ACTTGGCTGACTCGCTCGGAATGTTGCCAGGTCTAGTACAGTCTGGCCTCATCACTCCTGATGATGAGTTAGAGCGAGCTATCAGAGAGAGACTCGGCGCGGGTGAGCTCCCTGAAGATGCTCAGCGCTCACCGATGGCTAGAGTCTCGACCGTTGGTGGGGGTGGTGGTGTGTCAGCTCTCACTGAGCAGCTCATCAGGAGGCGTCGAGATGGCAAAGCGTAAGAGGACCAAAGCGCAGACCCCAGCACCACCAAAGGATCGGCGCACAGGTAGCGCCACGAATCCCAAGGGGTCAGCCTCAGGCGCTCGTGGTGGTATTGAGATTGGTGAGCAAGCGCTCAAAGCTCTTGAGAATATGCGCGATACTCACAACGCTAGATTCACCAAGGCATCTCGGCGCGTTGATATCGGTACGCTTAAGGCTGTGTTCCGTCGTGGCGCGGGTGCTTTCAGTGTTAGCCATCGACCGGGGATGACTCGGAATGGTTGGGCGCTCGCTCGCGTTAAGACCTTCCTAAAGCTGGTCGCTACAGGTCAGCGCAAGAAAGCTTACACCGGTGATCTTGATCTGCTGCCTAAAGGTCACCCTCAGCGACGTGAGGCAGAGGCTAAAGCCGAGCTCCTCAACATCCCTGATAAGTATTCTCACATTGACTTCACCCCACCTCAGGGCGCTAGAGACGCGGCTGAGCGAGCGCTTGAGGTCAGAGCAGACAAGCCTGAGTCACAGCGCGGGATGACTCCTGTTGGGCTCGCTCGAGCTCGTGACCTCAAAGCAGGCAAGCAACTCTCACCTGATACCGTCAAGCGTATGCTCGCTTACTTCACGCGCCATGAGGTCGATAAACAAGGATCGACATGGGATCAGCAGGGGAAAGGCTGGCAAGCGTGGCAAGGGTGGGGCGGTGATGCAGGTTACGCTTGGGCGCGAAAGGTAGTTAAGCAGATGGACGCAGCAGATAAGAAGAGTCAAGCGCTCAGAGCCTATGGTGAGGCGATTCAGCTCTCAGAGGCTCCAAGCTATGATGTGCCAGATGGTCTCACCATCGGCCGACCATTCAAGACGCTCTCTCTAGGTCAGGTGAGCTCACGCATGAGCGGTGAGGCCATCGGCAAAGAGATCGATGTAGACATGCTGCGTGAGATGATCCGCGTCTACTCAGAGCGCAAGTCAGCAGATCCAGTGATCATTGACTGGCAACATGCAACCTCACCTTTTAACGGTGGCCCCCCTGCACCTCCTGAGAGTGGCAATGCACTAGGGCTCATCGTTGATCTAGAGCTCAGAGAGGATGGCCTCTACGCCGTACCTGCCTACAACGAGCGCGGCCTTAAGGTCGTCTCTGAGGCGGGTGGGGTGCTGTGGTCTTCTCCTGAGTTCATCACTGGTGATGTATTCGACCGTAGCGGAGGCGAGCAGATCGGATCGGCTCAACTCCTCGCGATCACCCTTACTCCTCGGCCGGCGCAGTCACATGACAAGATCGACCGAGTAACCCTAAACGAAAGGCTAGAAGAGATGGACAATCTCGATTCTATGTCAGTTGAGGAGCTCCGCGCCATGCTCGCCGCCAAGGATGAGATGGTCAAGGAGCTCGAAGCTCGCATCAAAGAAATGAAAGAAGACGCTGAAGCGAACATCAACGCTGAGAAGTCAGAAGACGACAAGGCTGAGATGGCCGAGAAGTCAGAAGACGACAAGGCTGAGATGAAAGCTGAGGACGAAGACAAAGAGAAGAAGATGGGCTATCAGAAGATGAGTGAGAGCGTCGAGGCTGACGTCAACCTTCTCTCTGAGGTCGCTCTACTTCGCGAGTCACTCGCAGAGCTCACCGCTGAGCGTGACGCTATCAAGCGTGATCAGGCTGTTAGCTCTCTCCTCAATGAGGGCAAGATTAGCCCTGCTGAGCAGACCGTCGCTGGCAAGGCTTGGGATCTCCGAGACGCTCAGCCTGAGTTCTGGCAGATGTTCAGCGAGCGCGCCGCCTCTTCTGCTGTACCTCTCCAAGAGGTCGGCCACGGCGCGAGCGGTGAAGAGATCAGCCGCCAGAGCCTCAATGATGCAGTGCTCGCTCTTAAGAAGGAGAAGGGCGTGACCTACAGTGAGGCGCTCGACATGTTCCGCGCTGACAACCCTGACTACTACACTAAGGCATTTGGAGTTTAATCATGGCTAATACTGACAACTTTGTATCGTTCGTGGCGGCTGAGGCCATCACTGAGTTTGCCGCTGTCTCTGTTGATAGCGCTGGCAAGATCGTCATCACTGACGCTTCAACTGATGAGGCTTGCGTCGGCATCGCTCAGCGCGCTTGCTCAGCAGGTGACGCAGTAGACGTGGCGGTCGGTGGCATCTCACGCGCTATCGCTGGCGCTGCCATCGCTCCTGAGACCACATCTCTTCTCATGGCAGAGACTAACGGAAACCTCATCCCTCTCGTTAAGGGGTCTGGTAACTTCAGCGTCGCTCGCATCCTGCCTAACATCAACCATCACTCTCCTGCAGATGGCGATCAGATCAAGGTCGTGTTTACAGGTCCGAGCAACTACGAGGCATAAGGAGTAGTTAAACATGGCTAGCTCATACAGCAATTTACATCCAGTCGATCAGATCCTAACTAACCTCGTCGTCGAGGCGGTCCCATCTGATTCTCAGCTCATCGCTGATCAGGTCTTCGAGACTATCACCGTACCTGAGCGCTCAGGCACAATCCTCTTGGAGGAGACTCGCAACTTCATGGGCGCTGGCGCAGGTCTCGACCTCGAGCGCGCTCCTGGTGCTTCACGCGCTTCTATCGGTGGCTTCGACCGTAGCTCACAGACCTTTAAGGCTCTCATCTACGCGGCGCAAGACTCCATCGCTATGGAGGATATCTTCGACTCTCAGTATCCAGGGAGCGAAGAGGCACGCATCGCCAAGAAGGTGAGCCGCGTGATGAAGCTCGCTAAGGAGAAGCGCGCCGCAGATCTTCTCTTTGACGCCACAACGAACTTCGCGAGCTACACTGCCTCACCTGGCACTAAGTTCGACGCGACCGGCGCTGAGCCTCTCACGTATCTCCATGAGACCAAGGACACTGTTTACAGCAACGCTCATGGCATCAACCCAGACACCCTGATCTTAGGTCGTGACGTGTTCCGCGCGCTCGCTCGTAATCCTGAGATTCGTGGTTATGTTGGTGACAGCTCAGCGGGGATCGCTGCAGGTAATCGCATCCTCAACGATGGCGCAGTGATTCAGGTTCTGCGCGACGTGCTCGGCATCCCCAATATCCATGTGGGTGCAGCTCTCCAAGACACGGCAGTGCCTGGCGCGACCTCTAGCGAGAGTTACATCTGGGACGGTGAGACTATCTTTATGGGTATTCTTCGCGGTTCAGACGCTATCGTCCAAAAGAGCGGCAATGTTAAGGGTATGCCTACAGCAGCTCTCAATCTTGAGTTCGGTGGTATGATCGCTGGTCAGTATGACAGCCTCGACAAGACGCGCCGCTACGTCTACGCCGAGGAGGTTCATAACTTCAAGCTCATCGACGCTTCACTTGGCTACGTCATCACTGACTGCTTGACCTAAGAGCTCTCTGAATGATCGAGTCAGGCCACATCCATCTCTCCGAAGATGCCGACAAGCTCGCCATCGATGACCTGAGTCGTCAGGTCAAAGGTGAGCGAGGTCCTGTGGCCCGACTCATCAGAGCACGACGCGACCAACTAAGAGCAGAGGTCGAGGCTGAGCGTAGCTTCGGCATCGCTCTTAGGAAGGCGCGTAAAGAGCTAATGACGCTCATCACGATGGCCTCAGTCACTGATGATCCTCAACTGCTCTTAAGCTTCGACGATGACCAACTGCTAAACTTCATTCTCAGGGGTGGTTTAGGTCTAGCGGTTGATGACTTCGTTGAGCATTCATCTCGTATTAGATCTACGATTGAGAAATCGTTTGAGGTGGTCGGCGTAGACTTCTCACCTCAGGCTATGCCTCAACTAGATCTGATCCAAGCTCAGGCCGCCTCAGACGTATTTGAGAGTGTGATCGTTCCTGACTTCCAGAAGGCGATCAGGTCTTCACTAAGGTCTATGACTTTGGCGATCCCCGCCGAGATCATTAAGAGTGATCTTGAGACTCAGCTTGAGCGCGCTGAAGGTCGGCAACTCACCGAGATTAAAACACAGATCTCAGAGTATGGCCGATCAATCACAGCCGTGGCAGCTGCAGACGCTGGCCTTGATCACTACCTTTACACAGGCCCTAAGGATGGGATCACCCGACCCTTTTGTCGAGCGCTGATCAACCTCGTGGTCGATGAGAAGCAGATGAGCAAGCTAGACAACAACCAAGGGAAGCCGGTGAAGATTGCTTGTGGTGGGTATAACTGCCGACACTCATGGAGCCCTGTTACTGAGAGCTTCATAGAGGCGGCAGGTTTAACGCCAGCCAAGGCAAGCGACATCAGCAAAGCTAACAGAGGAGCCAAGGGATGAGAAAAGCAGTCAAGGGCCAAGTCCATCACTTTGTGTGGGACCCTCCGCAGCCATACTCAGGCTCACCTACTTTAACCGTAGGCTTTAGCGCTCCTCTCACCGATGAGCTATTCACTCAGTCTAGAGCTGATGTGAGCGTAACAGCTATCGCCAATGATCGGCGTACACTCACTCTGAGCGCGAGCGTTGCGACCCAGCTCCAGCGCGATGAGGTTAAGGCCTTCTTAAAGACGACACGAGATACTTATTACGCTGTCAAGGTCTCGCGGATCGGTGGCACTACAGCAGTCTTGGCTGAGCCTCTACCTAGAGAGCTTGACCTCACAGCGGCGGCTACTCTTAACTTCTCGATGAGCTATGTAGACATCGACGCAGTTAAGACAGCCACAGCCGGTGTCTTTCCCTACACGATCTCATATGAAGATAATGTAGGTGGTCAGCATGTTGAGACAGGTCTACTTAAGGTCTGCGCTCGACCGTTCAACACTGGTCTAG